AAATAATATTGCTGAACTTCTAGCAATTAAAAAATCACTTGAACTTGTTATAGAAAATAAAAATCAAATAAATGTACCAGTACACCTTTATACAGATTCAGCTTATTGTAAATCCATTCTTGAAGAGTGGTATATTAAATGGGTAAGAAATGACCTACTTGATAACAAAAAAAATTTAGCAATAATAAAACAAACATATGACCTTTACAAAAGTATTGGTGATATAACAATATATAAAGTAAAAGGTCATTCAAAAAGTAATGATGAACATTCTTATGGTAATAGAATAGCAGATAAATTAGCCAGATGTGCTTTAAAAACTTAGCATCTATTTTTAATAAGGATAATTAATAAAATTATCCCAGCAATCAATAAATAATGCATATTATCTAATGATAATCCAGATTCTTCTTTTTCTTCTTCTTTCTTTAATACTTCTTTTTTTTGAATTCCATTATTCCCGCAATTACATTGTCCCATTTCTATTATAATATATAATATATTTTTAAGCAATCATTTCCGCCTTTATACTAGGATGATATTCATAATTAGTAATATTAAATATACTTTCATCAATATTATCTATATCACTAATTTCTCCATTAATCTCCAATTTAGGAAATGCGAATGTTTTTCTCTTTAATTGTGTTTCAACTTCATTCAAATGATTAGAATATATATGACAATCACCTAAAATGTGGTGTAAATATCTCGGTGTTTTATCTGTTATCTTTCCAATAATATATAATAAGAATGAATATGAAGCAATATTAAATGGTACTCCGAGAAACATATCTCCAGACCTTTGATACATTTGACCATCAATATATTCTCCATCAACATATATCTGAAATAATATATGACACGGTGGTAGTGCCATTTTATCAAGATCAGGTGGATTCCAAGCAGACATAATAATACGCCTACTTGTAGGATCATTCTTAATAAGGTCTATCATATACTTTAATTGATCTATACCTTTACCGGCTTCCCCACTTATATTATATCCTCCTCCAAAGTTTCTCCACTGAAAACCATATATAGGTCCCAATTCACCTTCGTCATAATCTAATCCTCGTGATTTCATATATTCTTTAGATGAATTACCATCCCAAATATGTACATTTTTTTCTTGAAGAACTTTATTATCGGTAGATCCACTAATAAACCATAATAGTTCTCTTAATATTGTTTTCCATCCCATTCTTTTAGTCGTTAGTAATGGAAACCCCTTTCTTAAATCAAACTTCATCTTTTCTCCAAAAGAAGAAATAACCTCGGAATTTCTTGTTGGTCTTTTGGTTCCATTTACATAAACATCATTTAACAACTTTAAATATTCAAATTCCCCCTTATTTACATCTTCAATCCTTTGATAAATATTAAATTTATAATTAATCACTTCCTTAACACGTTTGTCACCATTATTATAAATCAATGCTTCTCCAGAACTATCTCGAGAAAATGTTTTCATATAATCCCTGTGATTATAACCGATAGATATACACGATTTAATACAATCTTTATTGTCATATATATAATCACAAATGGTTTCATAAATGGTATTTACACCATAATGAAATGCTTCTTTATACAAAGAAGAACCACCTATAATAAATATTTCTTTATTTTCCTCATTTTGAAAAGAAGTTGTAAACTCTTCAAAAGACTTAAAAATTAATTGTGGTTTCTTTATACCTTCTGTACAACTCAAGTAATAGAAATGATTATTAGTTATAACTACATTTGTACGATCTTTTAAAGGCTTTGTAGGTAAACTTTCCCAAGTATTATACCCCATAACAACAACCCCACCAGAAGTAATAGATTTAAACCATTGAAGGTCTTCTTTAATATGATATACTAGTTCACCATTAATCCCAATATTATCAGTTTTATCACGGTTGAAAATAATATTGAGTTTCATTTTATTATTCTATTAATTACAATTTAATTTTAAATCAAATTTTACTAATTATTAATCAATCATTTCTTCATTTTCTTCTTCATTATCATCATCATCATTATTATCATTATCACCATCATCATAACCATCATTATCACCAACATCATTATCACCATTATCCTCTTCTTCGGATGATTCATCATCATAATGTCTTCCTTCAAGTTGATTACTATAAATTCCCATCATCTTTGAGACATATTCATTATTTTCCTTAAATATTTGTTTTACTCCATCAGATAAATTATTAATATAAGAGAAAAAAGTAAAAAATGGACTTCCATAGTAAAATCTATCTTTTAGACTTAAATACTCAAGCATAATATTTCCAATCATTCCATCAAAGGATTCTTCGTCTTCCATTAATTTCTGAAAAAACTTATTATCATAAATATTATCAAAACATATTTCGATCATCTTTATTACTTTATGACATTCAGAATAATTAACTCTATTTGTAAGTAAAAATAAATCTGTAAATGTTAAATATATTGCATACTCAATATCAACAATACTATCTACTTGAACATAATCATCATTTTCCATAAGTTCTCCTCGAGAAGCTTTAATATTATCATTTTCATTCAACTTTAAAAGAAAACTACAATTAGATTTAACTTTATCTACCATTAATGTATTCATATTTATATAAATAAATACATATATTTTTTAAATAATTTAGAAGAAAAGATTATTTTTTAAAAAAGATATTTATGCTCTAAGGACAGACATCAAAGGATCGAAGATGTACTTAACGCATAGACCAAGGAGAACCGCGAAAACCAACGAGTGGAAGATTAAAAGGTTAGTTCCCTGTAACTTGAAGGATAGACCAGCAAGTCCACCGAGCTTTTGAAGAAGTTCTTCAACAAACTTGAATGTAGCAGAGTTAGCAACAACAAAGAAAAGGATGCCGCCAACTAAAGCAATTTGAACGAGTTTTTCGTTAAATAAACCAGATACACTTTCAACAACTTTTTGAACCATTTTTATACTTTATATTTAGATAAAAATTTTGAAATTTCTTATTAATTATTAAGTTTTAAATATTCAGAATGAATATATATATTTTCAAAAAATAAATAATCATTTTGCTTTAAAATTGAATCCATTTGTTCGCGATCTTTAGTTGATTCTAAAACAACACAAGAAAACTTACATTTCTTAAAAATACTCCAAATTGGATTTTTTGTGTTTATAAAACATAAATCAAATTCTTTATCAAATTCTTTTATTTTTTTAATTAAATTCTTTTCTTTAACTTTTCCATCATTCTTTATATTTTCCATTTTCCATCCTTTATCTTTAATTATTTCCATTATTTCAGAATCTAAACCAAGGACATTTATTTCTTTTTCATTAAATAAATCACACAGAATACCCTGTATTGGATGAGCACTTACATTTAATTCTCCTACCACATCAGGTATATTTATATTCATATTTTCTAATGTTATTTTAACTGGTTTATAATTGCTATAATTATGTATACTTAATAACTTAATAGTATCATAATAATTATCCATTGGCCGATCTAATCCTTTTCCATAATAAAAAGAAAATGCTTCTGAATGTATATCTTCCCATTTAAAACCACCTTTATTCCAATATTCTTTTGTATGGAATAAGGTTGATTCATATCCAACTGCTTTATTATCAAGTTTATATAACTCTTTTCCATATATATCATAAGCAAGCATAGACTTACAATATGTACACTCTACTTTATTTTTCTTTAAAAATTCTAATTTTCTCTTAATTACTTTGGGATTATAAACAGTATCAAAATCTAAATGAAAAATATAATCATTACTCGTTAAACAAACCGCATAATCTCTTTTAAAACCATTCGTTAATATTCCGGCTTTATTAAAAAAGTTCCATATCTTTTTATCTTCATCATTCTTAAATTCAATTTTATCTAAAAAATCTTTAGATTCTAATCGAATATATAATATATTTTCATGAATGGGTATATGCCCGCTATGATCATTTTTAGAATCATCAATAATTATCCATTCTAAATTTTCTTTTGGATAATCAATATTATTCCAATGATAATCAAATAATTTATAAAATTGTGACCAATCATGAAGAACCGTTACAATTGAAACAGACATTATTAATATAAGATAAAATATCTCTTTAAATAAAACGTTAATATACTATTTTTTTATGCCCAGAAGCTTTTAAAAAAGCTTCTGGAATATCATCAGAACAATTTAATATCTTTTCTCTTAAATAACATACAAATGTTAATCTCGTATACTTATTTTCTAAACCAACTGTACCCACTTCAGGATTATCTTTGAATGCGAAATCAATAGTATCATTATATAATTTATCTTCTTCAGTTTCATAAATTTTAGTATTAGAATGCCACTGATGTACATCCATCGCTAGAAAATCTCCAGATCTAACGTCTACTCCAACACCAAATTGAGGAAAAACAGTATAACCACCATGATATTTTCCTCTCTCTATTACAGTTAAATTACCAAATCCACCTTTAAAATCACCAGCATCTCTATGTAAGGCAGTTCTAAAATTTCTATTTATAGTAATTGTAGAAAAACATGTTTCTGGAATCTTTAAATGTGGTTTCTTATTTGCGCGTTCTAATTGACGTTCATATGATTCTGGTATTAACTTTTTGAATAATTCATCTATTCTTTGAATAAAAGGTAATCCTTCATTATATTTATTATAATTAGTTCTTGTAAAATGTGTCAACCTACATGGAAGCTTACAAAAATTACTTGATGATTCATAAAATCCAATTGGATTTGATGCAACTTGATTATTAACTTTCATTTTAGATATTCCTCCATTTGACTTTATTATAAGATGAATTAAATCTTCTTTAGTAATATTATCATCATATTTTAAATCCTCTGCTTTTTCTTTTATTTCTTCTAAAGTTAATACATCCAATTCTTCTTTTAAGTTATTACCATTTGGATTTAAATATCCAGTTGACCATTTACTAGTATTTACTATATTTCTTTTTTTCCAATATATACTTTCAGTATTTATAGGTCCGGCAGAAGCCCCTCTACCTCTACTTGGTTTTGCTAAATCTTTATAAGATGACCATCCATTTCTTAATAAACTTTGTTTTATACTATTTCTTCTAAACTTTAATAATAATTTTTCTGAACCATCATCATCTCTATAATAAACATCAACATTGTAATTTATTACAGGTATTTTCATATAACTTTCATCAATCCAATTTCCCTCTAATTTTGAAGTTTCTTCATCGGTCAATACTTTATCTATAACTATTTTTTTTGGTCTTGGCATATAATAAAAGAAAGAAAAAAAAAATTATATTTAACGAATAAAATCACATTTTTCTTATAAATAATATTAATAATATCACTATTATAACTAATAAACCATATTTAGAATATTCTTTATATTTATCTTGGTCTTTTAGTTTTTTACTTTTATACATATCATAATAAATATCATATAAGTCTTCGTGTGTATATACTTTTTCTCCTTTAAATTTATTAACACTATTATGAATATCAAATAACCATTCTATTAATTCATCTTTAGAATTTAATTTAATGGGTATTTTTTTAAGATTTTCTTTATAATGTTCACTACAAATTGGACATGGTATAACATTTTTTAAAGATTCAAAAAAAAGTTTATAATTTTTTTTATCTTCTTCAGTTGGATTTGTTGGATAATTAAATGTTATTGTATGTAAGAATAACCAACCTGAAGGCCCCCATATTTTTGGTTCCATTTAATATTTAATATTTATTAATATATTATTTAAACAGAAAAAAATAATATGAGTTATGGATAAATGTTATTGTAATAATTGTGGAAATTATGGTCATTTATATAAAAACTGTAGACACCCGATATTAAGTTATGGAATAATACTATATCATAAATGTAAAGAAACAAATGAAATTAAAATAGTTATGATAGAAAGAAAAGATTCACTTTCATATATAGAGTTTTTAAGAGGTAAATATAGTTCTATTTATAATTTAGATTATTTAAAACTTCTTTTTAGCAGAATGTCCTCAACAGAAATAGAAAGAATATGTAATAATGATTTTGATACTTTATGGAATGATTTGTGGATCCATACAGAAACAATCAACTATAGAATAAAAAAAGAGTACATAAAAAGCAAAAATTCATTTAATAATATCAAAAAAGGTTATAAAATTAAAGATAAATTAATAAATTTTGAATATATGTCAAAATTAGTAGAAAATAAATATACTTTAAATGAATGGGAAATACCAAAAGGAAGAAGAAATGAATTAGAAACAAATAAAGAATGTGCGATAAGAGAGTTCAAAGAAGAAACAAATATAAATGAAAGTTACTTTAATATTATTAATAATATGATACCTATTATTGAAGAATATCAGGGTATAAATAAGGTTAGATATAAACATATTTATTATATCGGTGAAGCAAATGAAAAATATGATCTTAAAATTGATATGAAAAATAAAGATCAATATACTGAAATAAAAGATATAAAATGGTTAAGTGAACTAGAAGCATATGATAAAATAAGAGATTATGATGTTAAAAAAAAGAAAATCATTAAAGATTTCTTTGATTTTATTAAAAATCACAATGTACATGTTACTCTTGAAAAATAATTTTATATTTATAATAAATATAATGGTTGATATTTCTATCAAAGATCTAGATAAAGAATTTTTTGAAAAGTATGATAATATATATGATAAGAAGAAATTAAAAGAAACAAAAAAAAAGATAGATGAAACACCATACGATTTAAATTTATTAAATATCGATCGTTTACCTGATAAAAATGATCCTAATTTCGTATATAATTTAACAAAACAACTTCAATTTTTTCATTGTAAATCATTATTTAATATTAAAGATATTCAAAGGAAATGTAATATTGATAATTTTGAACTTTCAAATAATCAGCAATTTTTAAAAAATTTTATAAATAATGAAACATCTTATAATGCGATACTTATTTTCCATGGTGTTGGTGTTGGAAAAACTTGTTCAGCAATAAATATAAGTAGTTCTTTTATTGATTATAAAAAACAAGATAAAAAAATAATAGCCCTTGTTTCAAAAAATATTCAACAAAATTGGATGAATACTATTTATGATCCAACTAAAATCGGTAATCAATGTTCTGAAGAAATTAGTAATAAAATTGATAATGAATTAAAAGAATTAAAACAAAAACCATCAAAATATAAAATTAAAAGGACAATTAAAGATTATTATGAATTTTATGGTTATTTAGAATTTGCGAATAAATTAGTTCGTCTTAGTAAAAATATTATAGGAAATAGAGAATTAGATAAAAAAGAAAGAAACAAAATTTTAATTAAAGTTATAAAAGATTATTGTTCAAATAGAATACTTATAATAGATGAAGTACATAATTTAAGAGAAGAAAAAGATAATGGAGAAGATGAAGAAAAAGAAGAAAAAGAAAAAGAAAATGCAAGATCAATTTTAAAGAAAATTGTAAAATATAGTGAAAATATGAAATTAGTTATCATGTCTGCTACACCCATGTTTAATAAATCAAAAGAGATCGTCTGGTTAATGAATCTTCTTTTGGCAAATGATAAAAGACCATTATTAAAATATAATGATTTATTTGAAAACACCGATAATGAAGATATATTAACAGATAAAGGAAAAGAAATATTAAATAAGAAATGTTCGGGTTATGTATCATATTTAAGAGGAGAAAATCCAATATCTTTTCCAATACGATTATATCCTAATGATGAAAATACGATAACTAGAAAAAAGAAAAATTATCCAAGCAAAAATCTTTTTAATGATAATCAAATAGTATCTTATAAATTTTCATTTATGAATTTATATTTTAATAAGATGTTAGATGGTGGATTTCAATTATTTCATTATAATAATTTTATAAAGCTTTTATCTAAAAAAAATGAAATACCAATTTCAGAAAGAAAAATAGGAATACAATTATCTAATATTGTTTACTCATTAGAAGATAAAAAGAAAAACATTAAAAATATATATGGCGAAAGAGGTTTTAATAATTTCATGGAATTAAATGGTAAGAAATATAGTTATGTAGATCGAGATGAACCTATCTTTGATATTAATTCAGATTATTTAAAATCTATATCATCTAAAATATATAATATTATCTCAGGTATTAAAGAAAATAAATCAAAAGGAATTATATTTATATATTCTGATTATATTTACTCTGGGGTTTTACCAATTGCGTTGGCTTTAGAACATATTGGTTTTGAAAAATATGGCGGAAAAAATCTTTTAGATTATCCCGAATGGAAAAAAAATTCTGAAAATGTTAAATCAGAACCAATTGATTTTGAATGGAAAACTAGAGAAAAGAAAACAACACAATTCTTTAATAGAGCAAGATATTGTATATTATCTGGAAATAGAGATTTGTCCCCCAATAATGATATAGAAATAGAAGCACTTAAAAATCCAGCAAATACGAATGGTGAAAATATCAAAATTATCCTAGGTACATCTGTAACAAGTGAAGGTATTGATTTTAAAAATATAAGAGAAATACACGTACTTGATCCATGGTACCATTTATACAAAATAGAACAGATTATTGGAAGAGGTATTCGATTTTGTTCTCATATTAATTTACCTGAAAAAGAAAGAAATGTAACTGTATTTTTACATACGGCGGGAGAATCAAATGATAAAGAATCAATTGATACAAATACTTATAGAATTGCGGAACAAAAAGCATCGCAAATAGGAGAGATAGAAACTATACTTAAAAATAAAGCAGTTGATTGTTATCTTAATGAAGAAATTAATTATATTTCAAATATGAATAAATTTAATTATATTTCAAGTCGCTCTTCAATAACACAATCTATTGATGTTAATGATCAAGAATATTCAAAGATATGTTCATTTACAAATAAATGTAATATTGAATGTTCTTTAAAAAAAGAAGATCTATTAGAACTTGACTCAATAAATAAAAATTCAAGTAATTTATTAACAAATACATATACAGAAAACAATATAACTGAATTAATAAAACCAATATGTAAAATAATATCTGAATTATATGAAATATATAATTATTATACTTTAAATGAAATAGTTTATAAAATAAAAGCAGTTACAGATACAAATGATATAATTATTTATCATTCATTAAATCACATGGTTGAATATAAAATTATAGTTTGGAATAAAACTCCTATTGCGGGATATCTAATAAATATTAATGATTATTATATATTTCAACCTCTTAAAAATAGTGATGTAAGTTTACCTATAAGTGAAAGATTAAATTATAAAGAAGAAACTGATAATAAATTAAAATTAGATTTATATAAAGATTTTGAATTAGATTTAAAAGGAGAAGAAACATATAGTTGCTTTGAAGATTATAGTGACATACACTATTATATATATACAGAAATTCAAAAAGCATTAATTAAAGCTTGGAGAACTCCACAACGAAATATTCAATATGGAGAAGTTGTCGGTTTAAAAACACAAAATAAAAATAAGTATGGTCCTTTTAAAGCAGTTATTTTTAAAAATAAAAAGATAATAAACTTTCCAATGTTAAAAAAACTACAAGATATTTATGATAATTATGATTTAATAAGATATTTAATCCCAGATATTAATAATGAAATATATATTGATCATATAATTGATAAAATGAACTATTCAGAAAAAGAAACTATTCTCAAAAATATAATACAAGGTGTAATTAAAAATAATTACAAACCTCCAAAAGATAAATATGATAATTATGTCTACTCATTTTTTAAAAATAATTTAATCAGATATAATACAAATACAGGCTATACTATTCTTGATGATAGTTTTAAAGATATTGTCGGTTTCTTTTTAGTAAATACTAAAAAATCATTTACGGATGGAATAAATTCAAATATAGAAAACTTTACATTTTATATATATAATTCGGAAATAGATGAATGGATACTTCTTGATGAAGTTGGTAAATTAAATATAAAAGATAATTTTAAATCATCTGGAAAAATAAAAGATTTTAAAACAGATCCATTATGGGGATATTCATATAAAAATAAAGATGAAAAACATCAATTTAAAATAATAAGACCAAGTCAAAGAAGTTCAAAAGATAAATTACCTGGAAAAATCCTTGAAGATGTATTGGGTTTTAAATCAATTTCATTATTAAAAATATACAAAGAAGTTTATGAAGATTATTTTAAAGCATATGAAGGTTTTATTTTAAATTTATTAGATTCTTCAAAAGATAAAGTTGATAAAGATAATAAAAATAAATATCTCCAAATAGATGATGAATCAAAAATATGTTCAGAATTATATAATATAGCTAATAAATATTTTGTAAGGTATGGTGATTATAAAAATATAATAGATAAAGACTTTTTAGTACTATATGGAGAATTTATTATGAGAGATATTGATTTAAAAAATGAAAGTCTTCATTATTTACCCTATGATTTATTTTTACTGAAATTTAATATTTAACTAAATTTGAATTTTTATTTAAAGTATAATATTATATATAACATAATGAGCAACATGGAACATGTTAGTAAACAGATGCTTACTCAAACACTTTCTATCTCAGCAAAAGAAATTACGGGTAATTTAGATGTTATAATAAAGAATAATTTAAAAGATAGACTTGAAGGAATATGTTCTGAAGTTGGATATATATTACCAGAGTCAATTAATATTATTAAACGCAATATAGGTATGGTTCAAACAAGAAATAATAAAAGTAAAATAAGTTATTTAATAAATTATTCTGCGGATGTATTATCTCCAAGTGAAGGAGAAACATATGAAGTGTATGTAAATAATATAAATAAAATGGGTGTAATTTCATACATTAAACTCAATGATTCAGATACACATGAAACAAGTCCTTTAATTATTATGATACCGAAAGATTTCATGGATTCTAGTATTCTAAATATTGAAGATTTACATATTGGTCAGAGACTTAAAGTTATTATCGTTGGATCAAGAATTAAGATTTATTCAGATAAGATCCAAGTAGTTGCTAAACCAGTTTCTTAAAAAAAATAGATAAGTTAAAAATTTATAAATAATTAATCTATTTTATTATAAATGAATACAGATGATAAAAGAAATTATATATATGAAAATATTTATAAATTTAATGATCATAAAAATTTATTAAAAATTGTAAAATCATCCGAATGCAAATATACAGAAAATAAAAATGGTATATTTTTAAACCTTAATACTCTTGATGATAATTTAATCAATAATATTTATTTTTTAGTACATAATGATATAAATTCGGATTTATTATCAAATGTATCTGATACTGAAGATAATGATTCTATTGAATTAAAAGAAATAGTAAGTGAACACCACAATACTAATAAAATTGAAAATATATATACATTAGACTCTTTTAATGATAATGATCAAGAAATAATTAAAACATCTAAATTATATTGATTATAAATTAATTCGAAATTTGATATTAATATATAAAGATATTATTAAATAATAATTATTATAATGGAACTATTTGACAAATTCAGCTCTCGCGGCGAGTCTTATACTGAAAAGATTAAAAAAGATTCCAAATATATTGAAGGAAACAAAAAATCTATTATTAACTTTGGTTTTAAAGATATTTGTGAAATTATTATAGGTGAAAATGAAATAGAATATTCTACATTAGAACAATATCATAAAGATAATTTCACAAAGAAAAAGAAGCTTGAAATCGCTTCATTAGTTTGTAAAAATGATAATTATTCCCGATCCTTTAATGTTGCCACAATTCAGCGTGGTTTTCAGAATCCGAATATTTTATCATCAGTCTTATTCTTGAATGAACATTACAAGATTAATTGTATTATTTATAATTCAGATGTAGATAAATATTATAGTACATCATTGAAAGATTATCCCAAATTAGTATGTTCTCGTGTAAATAATAATTGGATTAAAGAAATAAATGATTTACCCGAAGATGTTAAATATTCTGATTATAAAGAACTCTCAAATATTCTAAATATAGATTGTGATATTAATATCTATAAACCATTTTTAGGAAGTATCAGTAAATATAAGATGTCTGATCTAGAGAAAATGTGTAAAGAAATGGATATAAGCATTACAAAAGAAAATGGAAAAAAGAAGTTAAAGAAAGAATTATATGATAATCTAAATTTGAAACATTTAAACCTAGATATTTAAAAATTAAATATACTTTGTTATTATATTAGATAAATGAAATTATTCAACAATAAACCTGATGCTCCTGAATATTTCAGACATGCGATATTAGATGAAGAAAATGAATTAGAAGCTATTTTTGGTTATACTCCTGCCAAAAATCCATTAAATAAAAAAGTATTTATTAAACTTCTTGAAAAATTTAGAGAAGTTTATGAACCACTTCCCCAAGAAAATTTATTAGATATAAGAACAGAATTTAGAAATAATGTATCCAATGTACGTTGTACTATAAAGGGATTAGAATCAATTAAACAATATTGCCGAGAAGATAATCTTGAAAGCATACCAGAAGAAAATACTGAGTATATTCAAAAATCGGTATTTAGCGATGGAACAAAAAAATATGGACAAATAAGAGATGATTATTTTAATATTCGTTTAAATTTAAAAAGAGAAACTCCATTACGTAAAAGACATCATTTTGTTAGAACAATGCTTTCAGATTATAGTACAAAAGGGAAACATTTTAGATATAAAAAAAGATACAGTTTCTTAACAGAAGATAAAATATTTAGAGTTGATTTAACAGTTGTAAAAGAAACAAAGAGAACTAATGGAAAATTTAAATTTTCTAAAACTTTTAAAGAAGCAGATATATTAAAAAATAAAGAAAATTATGAATTAGAGGTTGAATATGTTGGATGGAAAAACGATGTAGGTGTTTCTAATGTAGATTTACTCTATAGAAATCTTCAAAAAAATATTGAAGATGCTGATCCTGTATCAAAAATAAGAGGAAATATATATGATCCACTTAATCTTGGGATAAATGTACCAAAAAAAGATTATTTTCCTGAAGCAGAGATGGTTTATGAATTTGATTCTCCACGAAGGATAGATAACGATATTAATATTAAGTTAATATCTTATAATGATACCCCTATGAGATTTACAAATGAAGATTATCGAAAAATAATCGGAAAATTTACAAGAATAAAGGATAGTTATTTTAAAGAAAATGATATTGATCCTCTTTTTGGAGAAGCTTTAAAAGGGTATTATAGACTTGGAACAAATATAGGAACAATTGAAGATATATATGAAGAAGTAAACGAAGATACAAATGAATATATAAATACTCAAGTAGTTGTTTCATTTCATCCGTCTATTGGTGGAATTGAAAAACTAACAGTACCTATTGATGATCTTTATGATGGTTATTTTACAATTAAAGAAAAAACTATATTAGAAGGAGCAGTAATAGAAAAAAAAGATGAACCAATTAGCGATTTATTTGAAATTAATCCTATAAAAGAAAAGAGTATTGTAGATACTGGAGAAATAACTACTAAATTAATTGATATTTTAACTTCTCATGTTGAATTTATTTCAAAGATGATTTACAATAGTGAACATATCATATCTTTTAAATTAAAAGAAGAAATAATAAATAAATATAAAAAATTAACTAGTCAAAATAAATGGTATTTTAATCTTATTGGTCCTCAACCAGTAACATTACATAGAAATAATCTAAAAATTAAAAGTAAAAATCCATTATCTATTAATTATGCTGTTACAGAAAAAGCAGACGGAGAAAGATATCAATTATTTATAACTGGTAATAATGGTTATTTAATTAATTCTAAAGAAAATGTAATTGATACTGGATGTCACTTTTTAAATATAAAAGATGAATGGATTTTAGATGGAGAATATATCACAAGAGATAAAGACAATGAAAATATAAATCTATATATGGTATTTGATGTATATTGGTGTGGAAAAAGAACACCCCAACCAATACATACTTATCCCTTTAAAACTAATATTGATGATATTTCAAGAAGTTCTATTTTAAGTGATTTTAGAGCTATTATTCAAAATCCCGATAATATTATTAGATATAATAATAGTGGAGATATACCTATCTTAGATATTGATGTTAAAACATATGAATATGGTTTTCAAACAGGTTACGGTGAAGATTCTATAGATGTAACAAGTATTAAAAAGAAAGATATTATGGAAATTTATAAAGCATCAAAAAAGGTAATAAACTCAGATGAAAAGGGTCATTATCAATATAGAACAGATGGTTTAATCTTTCTACCAACAAATTTATCCGTTAAAGGTGAAATTGAAGGTGTTCAAAAAGATTCTATCAGAGGTTCGTGGTTTCAAAACTATAAGTGGAAACCTCCACATGAAAATACAATCGACTTTCTTGTTAAAATTAAGAAAGATTTACATAATGGAAAATTAAAAGATAAAATTATTCCACTGGTTAAACACTCTAAAGGAACTAAAGAAGTAAATGAATATAAACAATTGGAATTATATGTTGGTTATGATTTTGATCGTGATCCAAATATAGATTACTGTAGTCTTGTATTAGATGGTCAGACTTCTGAAAATAAAAATAAAGAAAAAATACATATATTTAATAATCATAGTTCCGAATCACTTAAATATAACACAACAAATATACCTTTAGTAGATGGTAAAATGCTTTGTGATAATTTCTCTAAAGATGAAATTAAAGATGGTGATTTAGTAGAAATGAGATTTGAAAGAGATTCTTCAACTGGGACATACTGGGTTCCAATAAGAATAAGAACTGATAAAATTGATCCTCAAGATTTTATGATTGCTAATGATGTTTGGTCATCAATTAATAATCCAGTTACCATAGAAATGATTACAGGAGAAGATAAATCAATAATCAATGAAGATATTATTAGAGAAGAAGATGGAAGATATTATATAGAAAAAGACAGTACCAAAGATAAATATATGGAATCTTATAAATTAAGACAACTTCATAACTATATTAAATCAAGAATCATTGGTTCTGTTTGTACATCATTTAAAAAGAAACTTAAAATATTAGATTTATCATGTGGGAGAGGAGGTGATAATGGTAAATATATTAGTAATGATATTAAAACAAGTTTCTATCTTGGAATTGATATTTCATCAAATATGCATTGGGCATGTAGAAGATATTATGAAAGTAATAAAAAAACACCAGCAGTATTTATAAGAGGAGATACAAGTAAAAATATTAAATCAGGCGAATGTTCAGAAATAGAAAATAATGATATGGATGATAAAAAACATACAGAAATAATGACATCAATATTATATGATACTAAGAAACCTATACCAAAAGATTATAAAGAAATAAATGAAAAATATAGAGGATTAGCTTCAAATGGTTTTGATATTGTGAGTTCTCAATTTTCAATGCATTACTATTTCTCATCCGAAACTAACTTTATGGGATTTCTTAATAATTTAAAAGAAAATGTAAAAGTTGGTGGATATTTCATTGGTACATGTTACGATGGAATGGAAATATTCAAATATTTCCAAACTCAAAGAGAAAGGTATAAAGAAATTCAAGGTGAACAAGAACCTTCAGAAGAAGATAGTTCAGAACAATCTTTATCTTCCTCTGAAGAAGAAGAAGAAGATCCAAACCCTTTTGGAATAAATCAAATGTCTTTTAAAGATCCTATGGGAAATCTTATATATAGTGTTGGTGCTAAATATGATATAGAAAATTTTGATTATGATCCGGAAAATACAGATAATATGTTTGGTAATGAAATAGATGTATTTATGGAATCTATCGGTCAAAAGATTACTGAATATTTAGTAAATTTTGATTTTGTAAAAGATATAATGAAAGATAATGGTTTTGAATTAGATATTCCAAAAGATATGGACCCCAGATATTCACAAATTTTAAGACAAGACTACTTTGAAAATGATTTAGGTTCATTCAGAAAAGTAATAGAAAATATAGATGAATTAAATAAAACAGATGAAGATATAAGAAAATTTTACAGAGAAGCTTATAAAATGAAACTTTCTGAATATGCTCCAAATCCAATTCAAAGATTAAGTTCGTTTAATAAATATTTCATATTCAAACGTATTGAATAAACATATATTACTATTTAAAAATGAAATAAATATAGTTTATTATGAAAATATACACTCTAAAAAAAACACATGATAAAAATTTAGAAATATCAGAAAATAAAGATAATCCCGTTGTATCTATAATAAAAGAAAGATTAGTTAAAAAAAAATGTGAAATAGATACACTAAATCCTAAAAAATGGGAATTATCAAAAAAAATGTTAAATCCTTATGAATTTATTTATACTTCATCAAAAAAAAATAAAAATATTTGTTCAATAGTACCGATTAGTCGTTCATATTTCAAATTACACGAAATTGTTAAGGATCTTGAGCTTTTAAAAGATAATATTTTTTGTGCTTGTATTGCTGAAGGTCCAGGTGGTTTTATACATTTCCTTAATAATTGTAATAAGAAAATAAATAAAGTATATGGAATTACTCTTATATCAGATGATAATTCTATACCTTATTGGAATGGGAATATATTAACAAATAAATTAAATCAAATATCATTTGGAATGGACGGATCAGGTGATATTTATAATTTAAAAAATGCTTTACATTTTATAAAAGAAATTAATGGTAATAAATGTTATCTTGTTACTGCCGACGGTGGATTTGATTATTCTATTGATTATAATTCACAAGAGTTAAATTCTTATAAATTATTATATTCTGAGATTTTTATTGCATTAAATATACAAGCCATTGGTGGTAATTTCGTTTTAAAAGTATTCGATTTATTTAATTATAAAACAATTCAACTATTATATATTCTATATAATACATATTCTTCTGTTTTTATTTTCAAACCATCAACAAGTAGGGCATCAAACTCAGAAAAATATATAATATGTAGAAACTTTAATGGTGATAAAATAGTAAGTATTAAAAATGTATTGTTAAAATATTATGATAATTGTGAAAGTCTTTATATAAACATACCACATTCATTTATTTCAGATATAGTTGATTATAATAATATATTTACAGAAAATCAAATTAATGTTATTGATTCTGTAATAAAAAATATAAATAAAATAAAATCAAATAATTTAGTAGCAACAATGGAACAAATAGAAATTGCGAAAAAATGGTGTAAACATTATGGATTACCAATTAATAGAAATTTTTTTAGATAGAATAATTTGTTTTCATAGGCATATCTTCCAATGAAAAATAGCCATCTTTATTAGAAAATCCTTTAACACCCTTAAAATATTCTCCACCATTAATAGTCTTTTCATTTTTATCATCTAATTCTTTTTTATTATTTCCATATATACCATCATTATAAATATCTTCATCACCGATCATATTTATAATATTGTCTTCACTATTATATATCAAAGATGGAGGGATATTTTGTAATCTATCGCTGAATTCGCACACTACTTTATTATTACTATCTAAAAAGCATCTATCTGGAAGATTTTTTGAAGAATTAGGAGAAATATTATCATGATAAAGTAAATTACTATCAAAAAAATCTCCTGTATTTGTTAGTTCTCCCATTTTGTTTGAATTATGAAATTTAGGAAACTGAGATACATTTTTATCACTCCAAGCTTTTTTAGGATTTTCGTCAACAAAACGATATTCGGTTGAATCTCCTGGATTTGCCGAAATTATATTATTATTTAATTCAATCGGTTTATATTTAATTGGTTTATAATCACCTGTATTTTTAATTATGTTAATTGGTTCATTACTTATTGCTGTTAAAATAGGTAATGGTATATTTTCTTTAATCTTATTTAATACTTGTGAAATTGTTGTACTTTCTGGATAATCAACAGTTTTCTTTTGTTTTTGTCCATCTCTTTGTACTTCTTTTCCTTTAACCGTTGATTCTGATTTTTTATTCATATTTTTAATTACAAATATCAATGCTAATACAATTACCGCGATCATTAAATAAGTATTTATCATTTATTATATATATATATAAAATAAAAAATTATTGTAAT